TGGCATCCTCAAAGAATTACACTTGCATTTAAGTTAAAAAAACAGTATAATAAGAGTAATGATTAATTAAAAATGGCGAAAACCTTTAATATGGGTGTTACGATTGAATCGAAACCCAAGAAGTCACGACAGGGCAGAGGACAACACAGTAAGTACTCCGCTACCTCTCGTAATAAAGCTAAGAAGAGATACAGAGGTCAGGGCAATTGAACTGCTGGCATTGCAATACTGAGTTAATATGGGGCGGTGATCACGAGGTAGAATCATTAGACTATGACTTCTCTTCTAATTTTACTTGCCCCAAGTGTCAATCTTACGTTGAAGTATACCACCCCAAAGAACAAATAGACAATGAGCACACTGATAACCAACCTTCCCTCTTATGAGGTGTGGGTAAGAAAGGAATACTTGACTGATCATCAGTCTGGTCATGGAGAATTTGTAAAAGGAATCTGGGTCTCTGCTAAAAGCATACCTGGTCGTGCCTTTTATTTTGAGACTTATCTACCTGACTATGCTGCGATATACGATAAACTACCGATCTCCGCTTTTCTTTCGTCTCCTGAGACACCAGATCCTGATATGACGCTACATAACCTGCAGTTTTGGAACTGTATGGACTACGGAGTTGTGTCGGTACAGAAACAATTCATTGGTTCCATGCACTTTGAGGTCTATACAAGAGACTATGGGACACAAACGGGCACTTATGTGTGTACTTTAGATAACTACCACTCCGATGTAGACGCTATTGACTACTCAACTAGCGAATCACCCTCGGAACACAAGTCCTCTAATATAATAGAATTGGATAATGGTCAGTTTTGCCTCTATCCAAACAACAGAATGAGAATATATGATAATAGTATGACTCCAGAGAATCCTAAAGATCCTGATTTTAGAGTTTCAACCATATATTATCAGGTTGAAAATGGTCATGACCGTGATGGATTAGGTTCAGAAGACAATTATTTTTGGAAAACTGCTAAAGAAAGAAATGGAAACAATACAGATACTTCCCCAAAAGATTTTTAAGTTTGAATGTGAGCAAAAATTGCTCGAAGAAACTCTAAAAACAATAAAAAGTGAAGAATATCGTCGTGAGGGTGTCCATACACATCGTAGTAAACAAACTATTAGTGTTAGATTGGATAAGGAAGCGAAATATTCACAGATTCATGAGTGGTTTCATGAATGTTTAGAGGAAGTAAGGTTAAAATTTGAGTTAGAATGCGATAAAATAAAAATTTCTTCATCATGGGGTAATAGAACAGGTGGACATTCTATACATGGTGCTCATAGTCATCCAAATTCTTTTATAAGTGGTGTATTTTATCTTACAAATTCAACTGCACAGACTGTTTTCTTCTGTAATAATCATTGGACGGGTGATAATGACCCATTAAAACCAACAAATTTATCAAATATTGTTCAGATGATGTTTCCAGGCAGTGAACATAACATAATTCAGCATTTTCAACCTAGTGAAGCAGGTAATTTAATACTTTTTCCATCATCTCTAATACATGCAGTAACAGAAACGGGACATAGTGAAGAAAACAGGTATACAATGTCATTTAATTCGTTTCCATGTGGGAAAGTAGGTCGTGATAATTATAATGCAAGTGTAAATATCGAGATTTTATAATAGTGTTACATAACTCACATAAATAAAGTGAGTAAACTATTAATAAATGTACGGGCAAAGGGTTTCAAGGTCATTTAAAGACATAAGTTTGTCTTTTGACCCCCATCCAGTCACTAAAGATCTTCCTGTTCTTCGTAACGAGAGGGCAATAACTCGTTCTGTCCGTAATTTGGTACAAACAATACCTGGTGAAAGATTTTTTAACCCTATTTTGGGTTCTGGAGTTCGTAGACTCCTATTTGATTTTGTTGATGTTGCAACCGCAGACTCAATTGAAGAAGAAATACTGACTACAATCAGTAATTTTGAGTCAAGAGTGAATAATGTGCAAGTTCAAGTTGATCCAAGACCTGATCGGAACAATTTTGATGTTACAGTATACTTTGATATCATTGGACAAAGTTTACCATCTCAAGAATTCTCATTCATCCTAGAAGCAACTCGATAATATGCCTTTCACTAAGTTTACAAATCTAGATTTTGATCAGATTAAGATACAAATTAAGAGTTATCTCCGTGCAAACTCTGATTTTAAGGACTTTGACTTTGAAGGTTCTAACTTTTCTGCATTAATTGATACGTTAGCATATAATACTTACATTACAGCATTCAACTCGAACATGGTTGTGAACGAATCCTTCCTAGATTCTGCAACTGTTCGTGAAAATGTAGTTTCATTAGCAAGAAATATAGGATATGTACCTCGTTCAAGGTCAGCATCAAAGGCACAGGTCAGTTTTTCATTTAATACTACATCTACTGCTGCTACAGCAACCCTATCAGCAGGTCTAGTGTGCGTAGGAACAGTCGAAAATACCAATTATCTCTTTTCGATACCAAATGATGTAGTTACTACTATAGTAAATGGTGTTGCAAACTTCAATAATATTGATGTTTATCAAGGAACCTTCCTTAGAAAGCAGTTTGTGGTCGATGGGTCACTTGATCAACGCTTTTTACTCGATAATTCCTTCATAGACAGCTCAACAATCGTAGTTAAAGTTTCTGGATTGAATGATACTAGTCTTGGGAGAGAATATTCAAAGGCAGATAATATTTTAAACATAGATTCTACCTCAGAAATATATTTGCTTCAAGAAGTCAAGGATGAGAGATATGAATTACTGTTTGGAGATGGATATTTTGGTAAAAAATTAGAAAATGGGGCAGTAATTACTGCAACATATATTATTACTGATGGTAAAGAAGGAAATGGTCCTACTAATTTTTCATATTCTGGTAGAGTTGTTGATGATTTAGGAAATCCTATTATTCCATCAAATAATATAACGATTACTACAAATCAATCTGCACAAAATGGGGGAGATATTGAAAGTATTGACTCAATTAAGTATTTTGCACCTAGAATATATGCTTCACAGTACCGTGCAGTGACCGCCAGAGACTATGAAGCAATTATTCAGTCTATTTACCCTAACACTGAGTCTGTAGCGGTTGTAGGGGGCGAGGAGCTCGATCCACCAGAGTTTGGTCAAGTGTTAATAAGCATTAAACCAAAGAATGGTGACTTTGTTTCCGACTTTGATAAGCAAAATATTCAATCAAAACTTAAAAATTACTCATTATCTGGTATTAATCAGAAAATTATTGATTTGAAGGTGCTTTATGTTGAAATTGATAGTGCAGTTTACTATAACAGTTCACAAGTAAGTAATGTAAACGAAGTTAAGAGTAAAGTGATGAGTGTTTTAAGCACATTCTCTACTTCAAACATCAATAAATTTGGTGGAAGGTTCAAATATAGTAAATTGGGTCAAATAATTGATGGATCCGACAGTTCAATTACATCAAACATTACGAGAGTGGTTATTAGACGTAATATGAAGTGTTTATTGAATCAATCTGCACAATATGAGATATGTTATGGTAATGCATTTAAGAAAAATGTAGGTGGTTTCAATATTAAAAGTACAGGATTTACTTTAGCAAATCAAACAGGCACATTATACTTTACAGATGTTCCAGACGCAACTGGTGATATGGGAGTTTTATCTGTAGTTAAAGAATCATCCGAAAATAATGAATATATTGTGGTTGCTAAGTCTGCAGGAACAATTGATTACAAGAAAGGTGAAATCATAGTTAACACATTAAACGTAACATCGACTGTTGCAGCAAATGATGTAATTGAGTTACAAGCATTCCCAGATTCAAATGATGTAATCGGATTGAAAGACTTATATTTGAGTTTTTCCGTATCTGACAGCACAATAAATATGGTTAAGGATACAATTTCATCTGGAGAGCAGATATCTGGTGTCGGATATAAGACAACATCAAGTTATTTGAATGGAAGTCTAAAAAGAGGAGATATATCAACCACCACTTCTTCTATATCAACTTCAACTACTACATCATCAACTACAACAACTACTAGCTCAGGCTCATCATCGTCTGGAGGCGGATACTAAGAAATGATACAAACTGGTTTTGAGAAACGAGTACAAGTACAACAAATTCTTGCGAACCAACTGCCCGATTTTATTCGGGCAGAGAGTCCAAAGACGCTTGATTTCCTAAAGCAGTACTATATTTCACAAGAGCATCAATCTGGTGCTACTGATCTTGCTGATAATTTAGATCAGTACATAAAATTAGATAATTTAACTCCAGAAGTCATAACTGGAAAGACTACGTTATATTCTGGTATCACTTCAACCACAGACAGTGTTCAAGTATACACTACAAAGGGATTTCCTGATCAATATGGTCTTTTTAAGATTGATAGTGAAATATTTACATATACGGGAATAACTACAAACACATTTACAGGTGTTGTTCGTGGTTTTAGTGGAATTAGTAGTTACAGGACAGATTTAAATGCTGAGGAACTTCTTTTTGAAGATACTAATCAAGCATCTCATGATGCTGGAAAGGAAGTTATTAACTTAAGTTCTAATTTTCTTAAAGAATTTTATAAAAAGTTAAAATATACACTTACACCTGGTTTAGAGGATGTAGATTTTGTCTCAGATCTCGATGTTAATAATTTTATTAAAGAGGCAAGATCATTCTATGAAGCAAAAGGAACAGAAGAGTCATTTAAGATATTATTTAAGGTATTATTTGGTGAAGTACCAAAAGTCATAGATTTAGAGCAATATTTACCAAAACCATCATCTGCAGAGTTTCTTAGAAGAGAAATTGTTGTAGCAGAAAGAATTTCAGGAGATCCAGATAAGTTAGTTGGTCAAACAATCAAAAAAGCATCAGATTTAGCAACACAGGCATCAGTTTCTGAAGTTGAGATATTTACAAGGTCTGGAATAAGCACATATTTTAAATTAGGTCTATTTGTTGGTTTTGATGATAGAGACTTAATAGAAGGGACATTTGAAATTCAACCAAAAACAGCAAATATCAATCCAGTATCAGTTGGATCTTCAGTTATTACTGTAGATAGCACTGTTGGGTTTGGATCAACTGGCACTATTCTTTCTGGTGCCAATATCATTACATATTCATCAAAAACAGTTAATCAGTTCTTGGGATGTGTCGGTGTAGACAATGCTATGGACACTAAATCCAGTATTCGCACAAATGATGTTTTCTTTGGATACGAAGATGGAGATATTACTAAAAAGGTTGAAATAAGAATTACTGGTGTACTATCAGATGTAGAAACTATTGGTGATGTTACTTCAACTACTGAAGGTGAAAAGATATTTGTTAAAAATGTTGGCGAAAAGATAAAAAATCCTGAATTCAATAAAACTTATAAGCAAATTTTTGCAAATTCATGGATTTACAATACAAGTTCTAGATTCTTTGTTGATAATACTAATAATGGATATAATTTAAAAAGTGCTCCAGATCCATCTGCACTTAAAGTTGGTGATAAGGTTGATATATTATTAGGTGCATCTGAAACTGTAGAACACTCTAATGCAACTGTTCTAACAATCAATGATAAACAAGTCACATTAGATACTGGTGGTCAATTTTCACCCACATCCACTACTGATTACTCATTACGAAGAAAATTAGAAACATCGAATAGCACTGGTGCTCCTTTGGTATATGGAAATGATTTAATTACTGCAGATATTCAAAATTTATATACAGAAAAGGAAAATTGTTTTTATGTAGCATCCAGTTCACTTCCAGCATATACATTAACAAAAAATCTTGACCAAGCTACAATTACATCCCTTGTATCTACTAATTTACAAGAATTTAATACCAACAAACTAAAATACAGTGTAATATCATTCAATAGTGATGTTCCATTTAGAACAGGTGAAGAAGTAATTTACAATGCAGAAAACAATACTCTTGATGGATTAGAAGATAGCACATCATATTTTGTAAAAGTATTAGCAGATAAGAAAAAGGTACAACTGTATAGATCAAGGTCATTAATTGATGCAGATAACGCTACTACACCAACTCGTGAATATTTTTCTGCACCTGCGACATCTGGATTTCATAAGTTTACTTTAGTTACTCAAAAGACACAATTTGTTCATCCTCAGAAGTTATTACGTAAGTTTCCATATACATCTGATGTAAAAACAGGGGAGAACACTCTAACAGCACCAGGTGCTCTTGGAATGCTTGTGAATGGTGTAGAGGTTATAAACTATAAGTCAGCAGATAAAGTTTACTATGGACCGTTAGAGAGCGTTAGAGTGTATAATGGTGGAACAAACTTTGATGTCGTAAATCTACCATCAGTAACAATAAGCACAGGATTGACTACAGCTCTTGTTCAACCAGTAGTGAAAGGTAAACTTACTGAAGTCTTTATTGATCCACAAGATTTTGATATTAAGAAGGTATCTTCCGTCACTATTACTGGTGGTAATTCTTCTGGTGCAATATTAGATGCTCAATTAGAAGAGAGGCATAGAACTCTTACATTTGATGGAAGACAGTCTACAGTGGGTGGTGGTATAGATGTAACTAATGATAATCTTACTTTTCCACAAAATCATAATTTAATAAGTGGTGATGAAATAATTTACAATAGAAATGGCAATACAGCAATTGGGGTTGGTATTAGAACAACCGCATATCAGGATGGTATAAACTTAATTACTGGATTAACTCTTAATAATGGAGCAGTTTATGTCGCTGAAGTAGTTAATAATAAAACAATTAATCTTTATGAAACTGTATCAGACTACTCTGCAGGTATTAATACTGTAGGATTTACTACTGCAGAAACTTCTGGTATTCATAAATTCAGAACTAAGAAGGCAAATAACACAATTTCTAAGATCTCTGTAGTTAATTCTGGAACAGATTTTGAAAATCGCAAATTAATTGTACAACCGACTGGAATTAGTACTGCACATGATACTATTTTCTTCAAAAATCATGGATTTAACAGTGGTGAGAGGATAGTTTATTCAACAGATGGCACATCTATAGGTGGTTTAGACACAAATCTGCAATATCAAGTAATTAAATTAAATGAAAATGAGTTTAGATTAGCAAATGCAGGTGTAGCAGGAACAATTTCTGCAAATTATGATAGAAATAATTACGTAGATATAGTTTCTGTAGGCACTGGTAATCAAAATTTTGCATATCCTACAATTAATATTACAGTAAATGCAGATATTATTGGTGGAGTTGGGGTAATTACTGCAACTCCTATCATAAAAGGATCAATTTCTGACGTTTATTTGCATAACGCAGGAACAGGATATGGATCTACAACAATTAATTTCCACAAAAAACCAGATATTTTTGTAAAAAGTGGTAAAGGTGCAGAATTAAAACCAATAATTGATGGTGGTAAAATAATAAATGTACAAGTTACAAATACAGGAAGTGAATATACATCTCCACCAGACTTAGAAGTTGTTGGTATTGGATCGGGAACAGGTGCAAAACTAAGAGCAGTAGTTGAAAACCAAAAGGTTACTGATGTAGTTGTTCTTAATACTGGTATTGGATATACATCTGCCACAACAACTATCAAAGTAACTTCTAGAGGTTCTAATGCATCTCTAGAAGCGTCTGTAAGACACCTTACACTTAATAATCATGAAAGACATGGTGATGAGATTTTAGTGGATACAGAGGACGGATTGCAGTATGGTATGATTGGATACTCAACCGCAATAGGTCTATCTGAGTTTGGTGATAATAGTATAGATCACTCACCAATCATAGGTTGGGCATATGATGGAAATCCAATATATGGTCCTTATGGATATGATGATTCATCTAATGCTAACTCACAAATAAGAAACCTAGCAACAAGTTATGTTTTATCAACTTCTAGTGTGGTTGATAGACCATCTGGGTTTGGAAATGGATTTTTTGTAGATGATTATAAGTTTGATAATTCTGGAGATTTGGATAAACATAATGGTAGATATACAAAAACACCACAATTCCCGAATGGAGTTTATGCATATTTTGTAGGAATTAATACAAATACACAAACTTCCGTATTCCCACACTATATTGGTGATACTTACAGATCAAAACTAATTGCACAGGAAGTAAATCAGTCATTTGACTTTAACAATTCTGATTTAATTAGAAATACTCTACCATATGCTGTTGGTGATAACGGATCTGACAATGATTTTATTAATGAACCTAATGAAATATTACTACAAAGTTCTACTATTGAATCAGTAACTAAAGGATCAGTTCAATCTTTTGATATTCATGAGGCAGGTGAAGGGTATAAAGTAGGTGATCTCGCTACATTTGATAATACAGATACTAATGGTGGTGGTATTAGTGCGTTTGTTGATTCTGTTACTGGAAAAACTGTAGAGAATTTATCTACGACTATTGAAGATTATCAAAATGCAAAATTAGTTTGGAATAAATCTGGAGAAATATCTGTACATAATAGTCAACCACATACTTTATTGGATAATGATACTGTTGTTATTTCTGGAATATCAACATTTATTTCAAAACTTACGGGTGAACATGTAATTGGTGTTTCTTCAGAGAAGACAAAATTAATTTTAGATACTCCAGCTATAACTGCAGCAGGTATTGTTACTGATATTTACGTATCTACTGTACCAAATATATCTGTAGGATCAACTATTGGTATTGGAACTGCTAGATTATCTGTTTTAAATTTATTCTCTGATAGAAAAGTAATTCGTGCAATCACAGAACATACTGCAGGAATTCATACAGCATCTACAGAATTAGTAGAAATTACTGATAAATTCACAATTCCTCTCAAAACACCATATTTTGAATCTAAATTAGATGATAAAGTATTTTTCAACCCAACTCAGGAACTGGGTATAGGAACAGTTTCTGGTCAAAGTGGTATATCAACAATAGTAATTGGTAATATACCAATCCCAACTTCAATACCAAATCAAAGTATATTCATACCTAATCATCCATTTGTACAAAATCAACAAGTAATTTTAACAAAAGGTGGTAGTACAAGAATAGTTGCATCAAATACAGGTGATAGTGCTACATTCAACATTCCTGAAACAGGTGAAACTCAAACACTGTTTATAATCAATAAGTCTGATAATTTAATTGGTTTAACAACTGAAGTTGGTTTAACAACAAGCACTGATGGGTTATTCTTCAGATCATTTAATTCAAACAATAATGACACTGATTTTGAATATTCAATTGAATCAAACTTCACACAAGAAACTGCTAGGGTTGAAAAAATAAAATCAACTGTTTCAATATCGACTGCTCATGGATTAGAAAATGGAGATATTGTAACTCTTACAGTTAAACCAAAACAATCTTTAGGAGTTGGTACATCAGAATCACTACTAGTTAAGTATAATTCAGATCATGATAAGATTTTAATAAATCCAATATCATTCGGGTCAACTGCTGTAAATTTAACTAAAAATGAGTTTGAACTTACATCTCATGACTTTAGAACTGGTGAAAAGGTATTTTATAACTCAAGTAGTTTCATAAGTGGATTAGGAACTGGATCTTACTTTGTTCATAGAGTTGATGATAATAAATTTAACTTATCTTTGACTAGAAAAGATAGTTTAACTGAACCCCCTTTAATTGTAAATTTAGGATCACAAGGATCTTCTCATGAAATAAGCAAAATAAATCCAACAATACCCGTAATCAAAAATAATAATTTAGTATTCAATATGGGTGATGCATCGCTCAGTGGATATGATATGAAGATATTTTATGATAATACATTTAATAATGAATTAGTTTCTATTGGTGCAACTACAGGATTCAGTGTTGTAAGTTCTGCGAGCACAGTAACTGTCTATTACAATGATGCTCTACCATCAAAAATTTATTATTCTCTTGAAAAATCTGGATTTATTAGCACAGCAGATACAGATGTATCAAATTATTCTGAGATAGTATATGAGGATAGTAGTTACAATGACTCTTACACCATATCTGGTGTTGGTGCAACTACTTTCGATATATCTGTAGGTGAATCGCCAGAACAATTATCTTATGTAAAAAGAACTGCAGATTTAACTTACACTACTAAATCATATGCGGTAGAAGGTGGTGTAGGATCACTCAATCTAACATTTGGTGGTGCAAACTATAAGAAACTACCAGAATTTGTAAGTATCGCATCTACAAGTGGTATTAACGCAGATATTATTCCTGTTTCAACAGAAGTTGGCAGAATTAAAGAATTTAATATTAATGATCAAGGTTTTGACTTCTCTGCTGATAAGACATTAAATCCAGAGGTTTATATTTCACCAAACATAACTGTAGTAGATCGTAATGAAATTACTAGTATTGATATACTAGATGGTGGTAAAGGATATACATCTCCACCAGATTTATCTTTAGTTAATCCATCTACTGGAATTAAGTATGATACTGGAGTTCTAAAAGCAAAAATACAAGGTTCTGCTATTAGTGAAATAGAAATACTTGAGACACCTGTTGGATTAAATGAAATCACAAATATAGTTTTTGCAGAGAATGGTGATAATGGTATTGGTATAAACAGTTGTTTCTCAAATACTGCTGGTATTGTAACATGTTTCTTAGCAACTCCGATAACTGGATTCACTGCAAACCCATTTGCTGTTGGTGATAAGGTATTCGTAGAAGGAATAGTTAATATAAACGATAGTAACGCTAATACACCTGGCGATGGATTTAATTCTTCAGATAATAAGTATAATTTCTATGATGTAATAGCATATTCAAATACAAACCCCGCAAAAGTAGTATTTGATGCATCACAGTTCGTATCAACTAATCCTGGTATTGCAGTTACTTCACAAAACTCCTTCGCATCAGTTATTAAGAAGGATAATTATCCAATATTCAAAGTAACACAATCAGCTAAAGCATTCATTGAAGGTGAAAGAGTATTTACTAAAGTTGGATCTACATTTGTAGAAAGAGATTTAATTATAACTGAAAACTTAAATGACACTGTTAAAGTCTATGGAACTTATGATTTAAGCGTGGGTGATCAAATCTTTGGTCAAAATTCAGGAACACTTGCAACTATTAAGTTACTTAAAGAGAATAAAGCAACATTCAAAGTTGATTATTCTTTACGTAAAGATACTGGTTGGTCTGATGATATTGGTAAATTGAATCTAGACTATCAAGTATTGCCTGATAACGATTACTATCAAAATCTATCATATACAATTAAGAGTAGTCAGACTTTTGATAAGTTATCTTCATCTGTAAACGGTTTATTGCACCCAACAGGTCTTAAGAATTTCTCAGATACAGGAATAACGACAGTAACTAAAGTATCAATAGGGTCAAGTGTAGATTCAACTAGCACTGCTACATTAGACATTATAAGTGAAAAGAGAGTTGATACTCTTAATTTCTTCGATCTTGGTATTGATATTGATACACTCCCTGATGATATCAATCCAACTAAATCTAAGTTTATCAAGTTTAATAATAAAAAACTATCAGACTTTATTAATTGTATTAGTAACAGAGTTCTTTCAATTGATGATCTGAGTTCACAATTTTCTAATGCTGGTGGTGCTGAATCGGAATTATTTGTAGATGCCCATGATTATAACTTATTAGATGGATATTCTAGATTTTTAGTTCAAGTTATTGATCCTGCAGGAAGTGAGAGGCAAGCGACAGAAATAATAACATTACCATCTCCAACAGGAGATATCATAACATTTGAGAAAGGATCCCTTGATAATAGATCTGATCGTCAAATAGCAAACATAGAGGGTGATTTAACTGATAACACTTTAAGTCTTAGGTTTACACCATTTGAAAAGTTTAATACTGATTATGATTTAAAGATTATTAAAAATAAATTTACATCTTCAGGTATTGGATCCACTTCAATAACAATAGGTTTTGTTGATTTAATATCATCAAACCAAATAATTAGTGCAGGATCTACTAATAGTTTACTTTATAGAGAAGCAGGAAAAACCGAATCTCTATTTGTTAATGCTGAAATATTAAATGGAACTACTAATGAAAGAACTTATGCGGAGATATTCGTAGATCATAATGATACTGATACCTTTACCTCAGAGTTTTATTTTGATAATGATTCAAACGATTCATTATCCGATAGATTTATTGGTACATTTACTTCAAGTATAAATTCTGGAATATTAACTCTTGATTATACAAATACTGATCCTAACGATGTTACTGTAAGAACAAAGATAGTTGGATTTGGAACAACTGCTTCTGGAATAGGAACTCATACATTCAAAGCAACTGGACAACCTAATACTTCTGTAAATTCTGCTAGATTGCAAACAAATTATGTAAGTATCGCTTCTACTGGAACTGTGTTCAGTGTTCTTAAGTCTGATGTAACTACAATTAAATCAACCGCAAAGGTTGGATATGGAGTTAGTTCTGCCCTACATCAATTCTTAATCATTAATGATACAACTGACTCATATATTACTCAATATCCATTTTTACCAGTTGGAACTGGTAATACTACAGGTATTGGTACGTTTGGATCTGAATTTAATGGTTCTAATCTTGATATTAAGTTTTTCCCAGATGCAGGAGTATCAAATATTACTGTGCAGACACATAGTGAAATTATTCAAACTACGTCCGACTTAATTAACATTCCAGAGGTTTTATCATATGGAACTATAAGCGAAGAGATAATCGCAGCTGGTTACAATGCTAGAAATGGAAATAGAGTTAACAAGACTGATTTTGAGATTAAACATGAAGGAATTCCTATATTCCAAAAAACATTTGACCCAACAATATCTTTAGATGTATCAACAGGTATATTCAATGTTCCAGATCATTTCTTCAATACTGGCGAAAAACTTACTTATGCATCAGGATCCTCTTTCTCTGGTGTAACTGCTGCAAGTTTACAGACTGGAGGTAGTAATATTCCAACAACTGTATATGCAATAAAGAGTGGATCTGATGAATTTAAATTAGCAACATCAAGAAATAATGCTCTTGCAGGGACTGCGATAGGTTTCTCAACATTTGGTTCTGGTAATGCACATACACTTACTATGGATAAGAAACTATCCAAGGCAATTATTTCAATTGATGGAGTTGCACAGAGTCCAATAGCATTTACAAAGTTATCATATACTTTACAAGATAATTTCGGGTCAGTGGGAGCAGGAGAAACAGTATTTGCGTTATCAGGTATCGGTACAATCGGTAGTGGTGACTTAATTAAGATTAATGATGAGTTTATGAAGGTTAACTTAGTGGGTTTAGGAACCACTGCAGTTGGACCTATTACTGGTTCTGGTGCATTTAATCTTATTAATGTTGCAAGAGGCGTAGTTGGATCCACTGCTGCTTCACATAATGATGGTGCTACAGCAAGGGTTCATTTAGGATCTTATAACTTTGTAGGTAGTAAGATACACTTTACAGAACCACCATTAGGAGATAATACCAGAGTTTTTGATCCCAAAACTCTTATTCCTGAAGCAAGATCTACATTTGGTGGAAGAGTTTATACTAGACAGGATTACACAACAAACACTGTATTTGATAATATCAGTAGAGACTTTACAGGTATTGGAGCAACATATACTTTAACCGTTGGTGGTGCAAATACTACAGGTATTGAAACTGGAAGTGGTGTTTTATTCTTGAATGATATATTCCAGACACCTACAACAACTAATAATTCTGGCAATATTTACGATTTTACAGAAGGTGCGACAGGAATCACAAGTGTTACATTCACAGGTATTACTGATGGAAGCAATAATTTGATAATATCAAATGAGGATGTAAATAAAAACCAATTACCAAGAGGTGGTGTAATTGTATCACTCGGATCTACAAATGGATTGGGATTTGCACCATTAGTTGGTGCAGCAGTAACTGCGGTCAAGAATCAAAGTGGTACTATAACTGCTGTTGGTATTGGAACTATGGATTCTCATGGTTCTGGATATAGAGGAACTGTAGCAATTGGTGTAACAGATGTAGCGTATGAGCATAGATTTGAGAGTGCTGGTATAGGATCTATAAGAAAAGGAAACTTTGCAGGTCCTGCATATACAGCAACTAATGCAGAATACACTTCATTCAGTGGTGAGTTTGTAATTACAATACCAAGTCATAACTTAAATGTGAACGATACGGTTGGTATTGATACTGGTGGTATCGTCTTCAGATGCTCTAAAGATCATTTTGTTACATTACATCCATATCCACGTTCAGGTCCTACGCCAACATCTACAAATGGAGATCCAATAGTTGGTATACAAACTACAATCACTGCAATTACAGATAATACAATCACAATTAATGTTGGTGCTGGTGGTGGAGCAGGAACAGGTGCTGTTGTTAATGCAACAGTGGGCGTGGGTGGAACTCTTACATTTGCAGTTACATCTGGTGGAACTGGCTACGTACAACCGCAGATCAACATACCACAACCATCATATGAGAACCTAGAGGTGGTTGGTGTATCAAGATTGGGCGTTGGTGCGACAACTGAGACGGGTAGTAATTTGCTTGTAAGTGTTGACGTAGCAGCAGCAACTACAGTTGGTATTGGATCAACTCTCCGTGAAGTAACATCATTTAAGATTACTAGACAGGGTTATGGATTTAGAAAGGGTGATGTATTCAAACCAGTTGGTCTTGTAACTGATCGTGGACTTGGATCTGTTGTTCAAGACTTTGAATTAACAGTTCTTGAGACATTTACTGATTCATTTGCATCATGGCAGTTTGGTGAATTAGATAATGTAGATTCTATAAGAAATTTACAAAACGGGTCAAGAACAAGATTCCCATTAGAATTTAATAAAGAATTACTAAGTTTTGAGACAACTAGCACTGAAATAGACCTAAATGCTGTTCTACTCATATTTGTAAATGGTGTAATACAAGAACCTGGTCAACATTATCAGTTTGAAGGTGGTACATCATTTACGTTTAGTGAAGCACCAGATGAAGATGATAAGATTGATATATTCTTCTATAGAGGAAAACGTGGAACAGATAGTGTATCCGTCAATATAATAGAATCTGTAAAACAGGGTGATATTCTTACTTTAAATAAAAATGACACTATTTCTGGAACACTTACACAAGATCCAAGAACGATATACAATATCACAACATCGGATAAAGTAGAAACCAATTTATATACAGGATTGGGTATTAGTACTGCACCTAGACCAATTAGTTGGACAAAACAAAAGGTAGATAAGAATATTGCAGGTGAAGCAGTATCTAAAGCAAGAGACTCTATCGAACCATTAGTATACCCAACTGCTAGAATAATTAGTGATCTTTCTACATCTGGAACAGAGTTGTTCTTAGATAATGGTAAGTTGTTTGATTATGAAGTTGGAAGTCCTATTAGTATTGATGCTTTATTAGTTAATACTTCTGGTGATCCTGTTGCTGCTGCAATAACAGCAACTGTATCTGCTGGAGGAACAATTAGTGCACTTACCATTGGTAGTGGTGGATCAGGGCAAACTGGAACTGTAAGCGTGAAGATTGCTAAACCTTTCTCTGTTGGATTCCCAACTAATTTCCTTCCAGATGGAAGTAATACAGTCACAGGTATTGGATCTACTGCTACAGCAACAGCTACAATAACAAATGGAGTTGTTACGGCTACAACCATAGTAAATCCTGGTTTTGGTTATTCTCAAGCACATCCACCACAAGTGATTACATCAATACCTACTATATCGCTTGAAAATATTACTAATGCTGGTGTTGCAACTGGATTCTCTGGTATTATCACTGGAATACAAACAGCAACAGGTATTGGTGGTCATCCTCTTGGAATTGAATTTTTCATCACACATCCAAGTCTTGGTGATAACAAAAGTGAGTCTCCAATATCTGATGGTGCTAGAATCCTAATATCTGATACTGTGACTGGTTTTGGAATTACATCTATTGATGGTCATAATTCATCAACAGTAGGTATTGGTACAACATTCTTAAATAATGTATATAAGGTTGATGAAATTTATGTCGATAATAATGCAGGTATACTAACATGTAACATACTATCAACAACAAGTGTAGTGGGTATTGCAACCACTGGTTCAGCAACTAATCCTTGCGGAACATTATCATTCGGAAAAATTTCTGGATTTACAAGATCGAGTTCTCCAATATCCATTGGTGTAACTGGGTTAAATATAGATGCAGGTCTTTCTACCTTCCCAATATTACAGAGACGAGGGACAGGTTTAAGGGATACTGGTGGATTAAGTAAATAACCATAGTCTCTAACG